ATCATTTGCTTGTTTAAGTGATAATATAGAAGTAGATGTAGAGTTAACATCAGCTGGTAATTTATATGTATTTGATAATAAATTTGGTGCATATCAAATGGGTGAAGGTGTTTATGTATTTAATGACGTACCTTCAGGTCATCCTATAGCGTTCTACAACTTTGGTAAAACAAATGAACTATCTTATACAGGAACAGTTAATGGAGGAACTAAAACAGGACAAGATGGTAATACTTATACATATTATTCTGGTGATGTAACAGTAACAGTTAATGGTGACTTTGGAACTACTAGCTACGAATGTTATAATCACGGATATATGGGCGGTGAAAGTAATTTAACTTTTAACGCAGATTGTGAAGTAGATACTACACCTACTCCACCTCCTGTAACTGGAGATTTAAGAGTAGATGCAACGGACATTACTGTAGATAATGCAATTATAACATCAGACCAAACTAATAGACAATGATTAAATTAATAATAGAACTATTAAAGACAGATAACTTTTATGGAGTTAGTTATAATATAGATGTGGCAAAGGGGAGATATAAATACCCCTTAACATTTAAAGAGATGAAAAACACTATTAAACGCAGTTGGCATGGCAACAAGTAAAAATACAATATTATACGAAGTAGATGTCAAAACTGGCAAAGCTAAAGTTACAATTGGTGAAGTAACCAAATCATTCAATTCTTTAGGTAAAGCTGCAGATTACGCTTCAAAACAGACAAAAGAATTATCTCAAGCAACTCAAGAGGTAACAAAGAGAAATGCTCAAATGATTGATAAGACTGGTCTTGCAGGTGCAACTGTTCAAGAACTTGGTAGAACAATATCAGATGCTAACTATGGTATTCGTGGTATAGCAAACAACCTACAGCAATTATCTTCATTATTTGTCACACTTGTATCAACTTCTGGTGGTCTTATTGGTGGTTTAAAGCAAATGGGTAAAGTGTTGATGGGTCCTCTGGGTATTGTTATATTGTTTCAAACTTTTATTACTTTACTTGAGGGTGGTAATATAAGTATAAGTCGTTTCTCAAAACAAGTAAGAGAGTTAAACAAAGCATTATCAGAAGGTGCTAAAGCTGCAGGAGCTGAAGTTGGTGAATTAAATGCTTTAGTAGAAGTAGCAAGAGATGAATCGCTTTCAAGAGAGTCAAGGCAAAATGCAGTTGATAAAATAAATGAATCATTCCCTGAATATTTAGAAAATCTTTCACTTGAAACAATAAACACAGAAAGTACTAATTTAGCTATTGAAAGACAAACAGAGCTTTTAGTTGCAAGAGCTAAAGTTCAATCATTAACAAATGTAATAACAGAAGAGTCTGAAAAAATATTTGAGAATTTAAGTAAAACTGGAGAAGAGAATGCAAATATGCTTGATTATCTTGGTTCTGCAATTAAAACTGCTGGTAGTAATATTGGTTTTGGAGCTAATTTAGCTATTGCAGGTTTTGCAAGACAAGATAAGAGAGTCGAAAAATCAAAAAAAATAATAGAACTTGCAACACAATCTATTAAAGATATATTAGCAGAAGTTCCTAATGCAATGTCTTCTTCTAACAAAAAAACAAAAGATGAAGTAGATAAATTAGAAGCACTTCTTGACAAGTATAAACAAAAATTAATAGAGTCAGAACAAGAATCAAAAGCACAAGTATTAAAAGCTCAAAGAGATTCTGTATTAAGAACTGCAAGAGCTTTAGGTGCTTCTATAAAAGAACTTCAACCTATACTAGATTATTTTAACAACGTTATTAATAAGGCAATTGATGCTGAAATAGCAAAAGATAAAGCTGATAATTTAAAAACTCAATTAGATAGCTTGAAAGAAATTGCAGCACAAGAAAAGGAAATATTTGATGTTAGTAAAAAAGCAGTAACTGAAATTAGTCAAATTCAATCTAGTAATTATGATGCACAAATAAAAAGACTAGATACAGAAAGAGATGTTATTTTAAACAATGATAATTTAACTTCGGAAGAAAAAAACAGGCTATTAAAAAAGAATGATGAAGAAAATAGAAAGATACAAACAAAGAAAATAAAGTTTGAAAGAGATATTTATATGATAGAGCAAGGAATGGAACTTGCTAAAATAGCATTAAAAGCAAAAAATCACATGGCTGAATTAGCAATGAAGGGTGCTGATAGTGTTGGTTCTGCTACCATGTCTATAGGTGAGTTTATGAGACAATTAGGTCCTTTAGGTATTGCTGCTTATGCTGTTTCAATAGGAGGTGTAATTGCAAGTATTGTTTCTGCAAGAAAAAAAGCTAAAGCTCAAATTGCTTCTATATCTGGAGCATCAGAAGCTATAGGTGGAGGTGGAGGTTCAGCTCCTGGAATACAAGCTCCTTCCTTTAACGTAGTGGGTGCAACTCAAACAAGTCAACTGGCTCAAACAATATCACAAGCCGAAGATAAACCATTAAGAGCTTATGTAGTAGCATCTGATGTATCAACAGCTCAAGAACTTGAACGCAGTACAATAGAAGGAGCTTCTATAGGATAATAAAACAAAATAGACCTAGTAGGGTTATTTAATTATGGAAAAGATAATAGAACTTATTATAGACGAAGAAAATGAGATTAGTGGTATTGAAGCTATCTCTGTCGTTGAAAATCCAGCAATAGAAGAAGACTTTATTGCACTAAAAGAACATAAAGATATTAAACTTGCAGAAGTAGATGCAGAACAAAGGATTCTTATGGGTCCTGCACTTATACCTAACAAGAAGATATTTAGAAAAGGAGAAGAAGATGATTACTACATATACTTCTCTGAAGATACAGTTAGAAAAGCATCTGAATTATTCTTTATAAAAAGTAAACATCAGAACTCTACATTTGAACATTCATTTGAATTATCTGATATGTCAGTTGTAGAATCTTGGTTAATAGAAGACCCTAAAAATGATAAAGCATCAGCTTATGGTTTTGACCTACCAAAAGGAACTTGGATGGTATCAATGAAAGTATTAAATGATGATGTGTGGAAAGCAGTAAAAGAAGGAGAAGTAAAAGGATTTTCTATAGAGGGATATTTTGCTGACGGACTTGAAAGACCAAAAGAAAGCGTAGAAGAAAATGCTTGTGATGATTGTTTAAATGAATTGAACGCAGAATATGAACTAGCAGAAGTATTAGCGTCTTTAACTGAAGACGTAGAATTAGAATCTTATGGTGGTTATCCTCAATCTGCAAAAAACAATGCTAAAAGAGGTATTGAACTTAACAAGAAAGTAAACAATAAATGTGCAACTCAAGTTGGTAAAGTTAGAGCTAGACAGCTTGAGAGAGGAGAGAAATTCACACTCTCTACATTAAAAAGAATATATTCTTATTTATCAAGAGCAGCTGCTTATTATGAGCCAGGTAACAATGAAGCTTGTGGTACTATTTCATATTTATTATGGGGTGGTAAATCAATGCTTAACTGGACAACATCTAAACTAAAAGGACTTGATGCAATCGAAGCTGCATCAACAATTATAGATGGAAGAGCTGCCTATTCAACACAGGAAGAAGCAGAAAAAGCTGCTGAAGATATAGGTTGTTCAGGGTATCATACACACGAGTACGAAGGAGATGTGTGGTATATGCCTTGTGAGGAACACAATCTAAAAGCTCCTTGTCAAGATGGATATGAGCAAATAGGAATGAAAGATAAAGATGGTAGAAAGGTTCCTAATTGTGTTCCAATAAAATGATGAAAAGAAGAAAAAATGCAACATTAAGTTATTCTTCTCCAAGAAGTTCATCAAGAGGTTGTTTGTGTCCTGATGGTAGAACATATTCAATAAAATGCTGTGATGGAACATTAGAAGCACAAGGAATAGGAAGCATACATAGGACAACTAATTATTTATTACAAGAAAATAGAGATTTCATATTACAAGAAGACAACAGTAAAATAAAATTATAATGGCAGATAAAAAAATATCCGAATTAAGTTTAGTAGCAGCATCAGATTTAGATGGTTCTGAAGTAATAGCTATTGTTCATTCATCAGAAACTAAAAAAACTACAATATCTAATTTAGAGAATCTAATAGTTACACATTTAGTGTCAACTGACATTACGGTTATATCTGGAGGTGGTGATATAGATTTAAATGATTCTACTTATGATAATGCAGAGATGATTAAGTTAAGCTGGTCAGGTGGAAGTGATACAGTAGAGATAACTTTACCAGACGCAACAGCAACAAAAAACTTAAATAGACAAATTAGACTAATAACAGACAGTTCATATACAACTAACACACACGCTGATTTAACACCAAGAAGTGGACAAACATTAGATGGTGAATCTACTCATTATAGAATTAATAAAGCGTATGAAGGTATAACGGTATGGTGTGATGGTACTGAATGGTTTATAATCCAAGCTAAAGCATCTTAAAAATACAACAAAGTATTTAAAATCAGTAATAACTATAAATAAGAATCTTATGAAAGCAAGTGAAATTGTAACTAAAATCAAAGATGTTCTTTTATCAACTAATACAGAGGAAGAAGTAACTACTCCTGAAGTTGAATTAAAAGAAGAAGCTCCTAAAGCTAAAAAGAAAGAAGCTAAAAAGGAGATTAAAGAAGAGGTTCCTGCTGAAAATGTAACTAAAGTAACATATTCTGCTGAAGAGCCTACTGACGAACTACAAGAGGAAAACTACGAGGAGAATCCAGTAGAAGAAGCTCCTGCTGTAGAGTACGCTACTAAAGACGAAGTGTCAGAACTTAAGTCTATGGTAGAGAAATTAAGAGGTATGATTGAAGCTAAAGAAGAAGCTAAAGAAGAAGTTCCACAAGAATTATCTGCTGATGAGCCTGCTGAAGCAATTAATCATTCACCAGAAAACGAAGTAAGTGAAAAGGTTGGTGTTAGGTTTTCACCTAATGCAAACAAAAACACTACTTACAATAGAGTATTAAACGCAATAACTAATAATTAAATTAATTTAAAATGGCAAATAGTTTAAACACACCAATAACTACTACTTACGCTGGTGAATTTGCAGGAAAATATATTTCTGCAGCACTATTAAGTGGTAAAACTTTAGCAGAGGGGAATATTACAGTAGTACCTAATGTTAAATATAAGCAGGTAATGAAAAAAGCTGTTTCAGGAGACCTAGTAAAAGACGCAACTTGTGACTTTTCAGGTGAAGCAGATGTATTGACATTATCAGAAAGAATTTTAACACCTGAAGAGTTTCAAGTAAACCTTGAGTTGTGTAAAAAAGACTTTAGAAGTGACTGGGAAGCAGCTCAAATGGGATATTCTGCATTTGACAACTTACCACCTTCTTTCTCTGACTTTTTAATTGCTCACGTAGCAGATAAAGTAGCTCAAAGAATGGAAACTAACATCTGGACAGGTGCTAACGCAACATCAGGTCAATTTGATGGATTCGTTACTACATTAACAGCAGATGATGATGTAAATGACGTAACAGGTACTGCTTCAACTGCAGGTAACATTATTGAAGAGCTTGGTAAAATTGCTGATGCAATTCCAAGTGCTGTATATGGTGCAGAAGATATGACTATCTACTTACCTTCTAATATGTATAGAAACTACGTTAGAGCATTAGGTGGATTTGGTTCTGCTGGATTAGGTGCTGCTGGTACT